GAATAAGGTTCGGTATATTATTTTGATCTATGAACTTCTGAAATGTAGATTTCAGGTTAATAGGAAGTATTGTATCGGCCACTGTTTTTGGCCGATACTTTTCAACCCAAAGAAAATCTTCTTTTAACATTTTTTTCCTAGAATTTGGAGTGCGATTCTACCGCTATATAATAGGCGAGATCATTATTATAGAACTTAATGACTCGCGGAGTAATATCGATCTTGTAATCTCCAGGTAATAATTTTACATTTTCAGATCTTATAATAGCTGAAAACTCCTTATCGGTTTGACCGACTTCAATAGAATAAACATCGCCGCTTGGGTTCTTTGAATCAACTGTCTGAAATTGGATAGTTGATCCATCGCCAATAATAGCGATTTCAGGTAATCGAAGTACATTCATTCCCTTAATAATGCTAGAAAGAATATCATTAGTTATTTCGAATGAAACAACTAGATTTTCTAATTCTTTCATAGTCTCAGGGGGACTAACGACCGCAGAAGGGTCCGCTAATGTGTAGTTTACAGTTCTTTTACCACTCTTAATAGTAATGACCTTATCACTAATATCAAGAGACGGTTCTTCCATCAACGATACAGTGCTTAGAAATCTAGAAAGATCATAAATTGCAAATTGACTATTAAAATCATAGGGAACGGTAGTTGTAGCCATAATTGTTTTAATAGGAGATATCGTAGATATCTTATTACCAGGTCTAATAAGAATTGATGGATTTATAGTAGAAAAGTTTCTTAACACCTGAATTGTTCTATTATCCAATTTAAGCATTTCCATTATATATACCTCAAGTTGATAAGTTTATTTTACCGGTGTTTTTTTCTTTAATGCGTTTGGATCAGCTGTAGCTGACGCACCAATTGAAGCTAAATCGGCTAATGAACCTCCAAATATGTAACTTCCTATATGCTTGAGTTGCATCCAAGGACATAACCATGTTTTAATACCAATATCCTTGGTGCGTTGACAGAACCAATAATCTTCAGAAAGATAACGCTTACTAGAAGCTTCTCTCTTCTTATGATATTCTTCCAATTTATTTTTAACTGCTTCTGTATCCAACTTTCCAGCTGCAACTTCATCAAGAATAGGAAGTAAAGCATTTTCAGGATTAGGTATATCAACTTCAGCCTGAAAGTACATCATTATTTCTCTACTACCATCAAAAGATGCAGTTCTTACGTGATCGGGCTTATATGTATAATTTGGATATGCTTTATTAAATTTTTCAAGTGTTTCCCTAGGAAACATCATAAAGCCAGTTCCAATTTCAAGCACCTCAGCCGGTTCACCTATTTTTATAGATGTTTTTCCGTTAGATACAGGATTAAACACGTAATCACCTACGAAATTTTCCAATTTATTTGGATTTTCGTCAGCAGCACCCTTATCAACCGCTAGTTTAATCTTTTCCCAGGAAATAGTCTTCTTAGGATAAGGGGCACCTAGAATATGATAATCCGGATTTTGCATTTGCATAGCAAGCATACCGATAACATCGTTTGGATTAAACGAAATATCGGAATCAATGAAAAGCATATGAGTGGCGTCTGATCTCATAAACTCATCACAACAATAATTACGTGCCCTAGTAATTAATGATTCATTGAACAAAAAATAGATTTGTAAAGCTAAACCATATTTTGTAGCAAGAGCAGTCAGATCCGTCATAGATCTGGTAAACATACCAGAACAAACACCGCCATACATAGGAGTTGCTATGAAAAGCTTTTTCTTTTGTAATTCTTTAACGTTGATTTCTACTTTGAATGTCATGTATCCTCACTTCACTTCTTTATCATGAATATACAACGCTAAAATACCGTAGTGAAGAATTTTTAGAAGATCATCTCTGTTTCTTCCATTCTTTTTACCATATCTTGCGGCATATTTGATAATGTCGCCGATAGTAAAACCAACACCGTGGCCAACAGAGGCAATAAGCTCGAAGGCTTGAATATTGTCTGGGCCTACATAGTGCTTAGTATACGTACTATTTATATAGTCAGACAGTTCCTTTAGAAGATTATCTTCATTAAATTTATAATCTACCCCTTCGTTTTTTCCCCAAACGATATTGGGTTCGGTGTAGGTTGTCTTTACTGTTGTATCATTCATATATGTATTCCCTTAGTTTATAAACAACACTATTGTCAAATCCTGGTTTATTAAATAGTCTATTAAGTCCCGATGGATGTGGTGCAGCAAAATGTTCTATCTTAAGTTTCTTTAAAGCATTAGAGGCAAAATTGCCTAGGGCTATAATTTTATTATAGTCTCTTGTTGCCTCTACTATAAAACTATAATCTATATCTTTATTATTGTAAACACCAGTTTTGTGAATACAATTAAAAAATGAATAGTGTCTAATCAGACACATATCCATCCATTTGTTCAACCGTTTTAAAGTTGAACTTTTCTGCTTCTCTGATGGATTGATCCCAATCACTAATATCTTCTTCATGATATGTCAACACCGTTACTTCAGCTTCTTCTAACATCTTTTTAGTAGTCTCAAAGGACTTCTTCCAGTTCTCTTTAATATCAGCTGGATAACATGCTATAACCTTTTTAATTCCAGTCTGGATTACACCTTTAGCACACTCGTGACACACCGGAAGACCATATACATATAGTTCAGCACGTTTGAGAGAAACACCGTTGAGACAAGCGTTATAGATGCAGTTCATCTCTGCATGAACTACAAATTTATATTTTTCCTCTCTATTAGAGAGTCTTGGGTCTGTGTCTCTAATCTTTCGTGGAAATCCGTTATATCCCTGTGATAGTATCTGGCCGTGATGACCTACAACTACGGCTCCTACTTTAGTACTAGGATCCTTTGACCATTCAGCAACATTTTTTGCTAGATCAATATAACGTTTAATCCATTTATTGTTTATCATACGACTAATCCAAAATGTCTTTCATAAACATGAAGTGAACCTACATTCCAATGTATATTACCCGTTAGAATGTCCAGATCCTCGGCTAGTTTAGATAAAACATGTTTTTGCCAAGCAAAATCATTCTTATAGCCAAAGACAACATCATTAGATCTCATCTGAACTACGGCGTGCAGTTTGTCATCTCTGATAAGATATTGAACTGCATTAGTACACATAAAATCAGACTTGCCCATGAAATTGTATTCATGCCACATCTCAGGACGAGTATAGATCATTATAGCACGCCTTGAATATGGATGATCAGTAAGTTCTTTTAATGCATGTTCGTATTGTTCATAGTTTTGATCTGACCAGATACACCAACCATAATTTGAATTGATGTATCCAGACGGATCTGCTACTTGTTTCCAAATAGCAGGCGGTCCACCTTGAATATCATTTACGTTAAGTGATAATGATTCATACCAAGCAATTTCTCGCTCAACATAATCTTGGTTGACTGTACCGAATATGGCAGGCTCATCGGCTATAAACGACGCGCCAACCATTTCTAACATCTTAACACCAGTTTTATCAACAACATAATTTTCATTTTTATGTTGTTCAATAAAATATTGACGAATATCACCAACCTTCATTTACCATTTCCTTTTTTATTCTCATATAAGCTTTTTCATCTCCTGGCCGGACGTTTTCCATGTACAGACGGATCTGGTGCTCTTCTGCAAATTTCTCTGCTCTATCTTTATTTTTACAGTTCAAAATAGAGCGTTGGGGATACGGCTTACCTTTAGGACAATAATTGTCTACATCTAAACGGTATGTCCACCCTTCTTTTTCATAAAATTCTGTTAATGATTTGCCTGTTTTTGAAGGAGTCTTGGTTCCACGTGGATATATACCGCCTGGATATTTACTGCCAAGAAACATTTTGCGCCAATATAAATCTTCATTACTTATATTTTTTTGTAATCTTGCAGTCAAAGTTGAATTAACGTTGTTTGTTGTTTGAGCAAACTCAGACATCTTTATTGACCTTTCTATTGAACATATCACGAGTTGGATCTTGGCCTTCAATGCCACCTCTAATCCAAGCTACTGCAAACGAAGCGTAGTTGATTAGATCTTTGTATGTGTCTTCAAGAGACTCAAAATTGGCTGCATCCGTTCTACCTGATTCTAGTAG